ACAAATGTCAATGTCGATGTATTTAATGTTATCAATGCAGGACTAGTACCAGGCGTGCCAGGATCTCCTGGATTACCTTGTGGACCTTGTAAACCTCCTACTACTCTAAACAATGTACTTGTATCTGATAATATTGTTATATCACCCGATGAACCAGTTGTTACTGATATAGTTACTGGGAACGATGCTGTTCGTTCATTTAATCCGCCGGCCGATGTTGCTCCGGCAAACGACAAACTACCACTACTTATTCCGGAAAATAATTGTTCAGATACTGATCCAGATACACTCCCTGTTGTATAACTAAATCCTGTAATATTAGTGCCTTCAGCAGTTGTTATAGTTATATTTGATCCAGTTATTTTAGTTGCTAAATTTTGCTGACTTACACTAAAAATAATTTTTTCTGGTGTTGGGTCGGTATCAGTAGTATCATCAAATGCCATTGCAGTTGCATTAGTTGATATTGAAATTGTCCTAGATGGCGCGCCATCCGTACCAGATGATATATCTGTACCATCTGTTAATTGAATTTGTCCCCTTACTGTTAAACTACTACCATCCCATGTTAATTTATCTCCTAAAGAAAATTTACTTCCGGAGTCAATATAAAATCCTGTATTAGCATCGTTATGTTCTCCATCACCAGTATATAATTTTCCAGACTCCATTTCTATACCAGCAATTGAACCTGTTCGTGCTACTATACCACCTTCTAAAAATACATTTTGCGAATATAATCCAAAGCCTGCATTGGCAGGATCTGTACCATGAAGTTTGGCTTGACTAAGACCTGATAAATCTCCAAGTCTAGCTTTTAAATCTATATCATATATTGCTGAACCAGTTCTTTCTACGATGTCTATATATGGTGTAAATGGATCATTTGGGTTGGCATTTAATCTGATATATCCTGTGCCTATCTTACCTGTTGATACTATTACTTGTGAACCTGAATATGATTGTGCATTAGATGCTAAATCACCCAATGACCCTGAGTCGCCTGCTGCAGCTGACCCACTATATCCTCTTGTTACGTAAATATATCCTGCAAAATTAGTCTCACTACCAGGATCAAATCTAGATGCAGAATTAACTAGTAAATATTCTGTTGCAAATCCGGTGCTGCTTACTTTTTTTGCAGTAAGTATTTCTCCGTTAGAAAATCCAGAAACATTTTCTAACGACATTGTTGTTGTTGTTGCTGAATGAACTCCATTTGGTGCTACTGCAGATCCTGTTAATACAGATGAATTTGCAACATATAATTGTCCACCGACAGCATTAACTGCTTCTTTTTCAAATACTGCAGTTGATAACGTACCTCTTATTCTTGCATTTTCAACTTCTAAAAATCCTCCTTGATCTGCAGTTAATCTAAAACCAGACCCGGCTACATTGGATGCAAATCCTGCAGATTCAATTGTACCATTTTTATTTATGATCATCTGACCGCCGGCTAATGTTGTATCTGTTATAGTCCATCCTGCTATTTCATTACCATCTTCTCCTAATTTGAATATTTCATTACCGGATGTATCCTTTCCAGCGATACCAAATTTATTAGTTCCAATTTCGCCTATTGATAAAATTGTCGTCCCTGCCGTTGATCCAGAAGCAACTCTAATTAATTTATCAGATGAGTTGATTGTAATTCCACCGTCATTATCAATACTCTCTAGAGATCTGTTTGAAAGAGTCCATCCGCCTATCTTTCCTCCTGCAAATAATACTTGACTACCTGTTATTTGTCCTGATGATTTAAGACGCAATGTGCCGCCGGCATCTTTTATCTCTCCATTTATTATATCAAAGTCTGCAATAGATGCAGATGCAAATTTTGCAAAACCATCTGAATTGATAGATGAACTTGCATTTGTTGTAGTTGATGGCGAGCCTCCAATTGTTGATGGAGTTCTAATATTATCAACTGTAATGTTACCTTGTACTGTTAATGTATCATCTGCAAATTCTAAAAAGTTTCCTGATCCTTTTGCTCCTAATAATACTGAACTACCTGTTATAGTTCCTCCGGCACTTACTTTGAAATTAGATGAACTTATAAATGATGCAGGATCACTAGTATTTTGTGAAGATGATATAGTAAATGCTGTTGTTGATAAAGAAGTAGATCCTATATCAAATCCTCCTATGGTACCTCCAGCCTCGGCTGTAATAGTACCTTGTAATACTACATCACCATCTCTATCCAAATGGAAATTACTAGATGTTATTTCAATATTACCATTTGAACCAGATATAAAGTTTCCATCTTCTCTACTTCCTAAAAAGAATTTAGGAGTACGTATTTCTAACCCCGGTGGTAGTCCAGAAACTGTATCTGTTGCAAATCTTAAGAATGATTCTGAATGTTGTACAAGTTCTAAACCTACACCTTTATAATTATCAGTATCACCAAGGCCATCAGATCCTGTAATTTGTATTGATCCTGTATACATTAAGAAACCACCGGCATTTTCTGGCTTTATGGCTTTATTAAATCCTTCATATCCGAGTGCTCTAATATAAGCAGAATTCTGACCTACTAACTCAATACCCTCGCCTTGTACACTTCCGATGGTCATTGTACCTGTTATAATATCATTGGTGCCACCAAACACGGAATTTTCTCCTGTAAATGTTACTGGATAAATTAATGCTTCTGCTTCTGCTTGATTGTTCAGATAATCATAAAATAATAATTTGAAGGTAAGTGGAGTTTTTATAAATTGTGTTGGTATACGTGTATTAATTCTTGTAAAGTTTGGTGTAAATTTAGACTCATTAAATGTTTTTACACTTATATTACCAATGTTAAATCGACCATTTCTTTGTACAAAATAAAACTCTACGCGTTGTTCTTCTAAACTTTCAAATCTAAATATGGCCGGAACTATACTTCCAGAATCAACAACTTGTACAGAACCTATCCTTACACCAAACGTTGAGTCCGAATCAAATATACCTGTCAACGAATTTTCATAATCATTTGCAAATGGATTTCTAATATAAGCATTGACGGTATCTTCATCATTATTAAATTTTCCAACACTGCCAGATATATTTCTTACGTAAATATCTAATTGAGGAAGATTTGATACATTTGGATCTGTTGATGAAAATGAATTGTCCGCAAATAAATTTACGGTCATTAAGTACTGAGTATTCTTTGATAATATTGGTCTATACTCGTCTTTAAGTCGTATGTAACCAAAATCATCCGGTCCGTAGTTACTTGCAGGAGATAGCCTTATACCACTCATAAGATCATCTGGTTCAAATGTTTCTGTGAGTTGTACTGTTGGAGCAATTACTCCTTGACTAGATGTAAAATATGTTTGATAATCGACTAAACTTGAAAAGAATCCCATTCTATTATATTGAGCCCCATCCTGTGCATTTGCTTCAAAGTTTGCCGAATCTTCTAATATTTCTACTTGTTCTAAGACAGTTTCTCCGGCGTCTACAAAATCTCCAAATTGTCCGCCGGCTTTATAAAATGTTTTTAGTTTATATACATCACCGGTTGCTGGTTCAATATTTGATATTTTGATTTCAGCAAATGATTGTGATTGTTCTGTAATGTTAACTACGAACGGTAATGTGAAACTACATGTATAATTTGATGTAGGCTTTATTTCATCCACATCTACAGTACGAGCGCCGGCGCCGCCCGTTCCTGCTGTAAGTGTTACTGAAAATTTTCCTCCTGTGTTAGCATCTTGTATATTCTTGAATCCTGCAGGGTCTTCTAATAATACTACTTGAGCTTTTTTAGAATTTAATACCGTATCAATTACAAAATTATAGGAACCAGATAACGGAAATATTATATTCGGTGCTGCTGAATTAAATCCTTCTGTAGCTGCTTGAGAATCCGGTACAAGTTGTCCTTGAGCATTTACTTTAGGACCTATTTGAGGAACCAATATTTGTGGATTGACTATCGTAATAACATCTCCTTGTCCCATATCTGAAGTAAAAAATGGTTCTGATGTTTCAAATATAGATTCATCTAATGCTGTTACAATTGTGGTAGTTGTACCTGATGTTGGTCCTGATGTCCCCGTCGTTCCTGGTCCTCTTGTTACCAATTGAACCGATGCAGGATTTGCTGCTATTTGATTACCTAGATAACTAGGGGGAGAATTACGTGTTCCAGATCCTTGTACAGTTGTGCCGTTTGCAAATGTAAAGTTATTTCTTGTAATACTTGCTGGCTTTGGTTTTATTGTACATGTTCCTACGCCAAAACTTTGAGTTGCAACATTTGATAGATTTACAGGTTGTAAATATGGCTGTACAACTTCTTGCAATGTTATTGAAGGCTGTTGTGTAAATATTATTTCTGTTGAATTTAATCTTTCAGGTGCTACAGTAACTGTTCTGGACCATATAACATTTGGAAAGTTTATGTAATCTGGATCTTTATAATCTTTACTTGATCTTAATCGTCTTCCGTTTAAATCAACTTGAGCTCTACCGGCTACATATACGGTTGCTGTTCCGTATGGGGCATCTGGATATACGTATATTGCAATTACTCGAGTTCCATCTGCTTCAAGATAATTAATAGGTTCATAATATAATGGATTTCCATTCGAATCGAGTACTTCAATATGAATTTTAGAATCTTTAACTAATGTGTTAGCACTAGCCTTTAATTTGAATAAATTCTTACCACCTGTTAGTTGATTAGGAAATTCTGTAATATTAAAGTAGTTATCAGAACTTACTGTTCGATCGATTAGTGATATACCTAGATCTTTAAGACCTACATAATCAGCTCTTTTTCTTAAACGACCTAGATTCCATGTTCCTGCTGGCATATAACTTACCCTTTATTTTATAATAAATATCAGGTATGCTAGATTCTATTAGGTAAAATTAATTTCAGAGTAGCCGTTCACTTTTTTAATTTCTACTAACTTATCTACTATATCTCTCATTGCATCGATATGAGAAATACACATTAAGAAACCAAATTGTGATTTAAGATAATCAAATAATAAAAACATTGAATTTAGATTATCAGAATCCAAAACACCAAATCCTTCATCGATTGCTAAGAAGTTTGGTCTTGGCAGATTTGATACGTTAATTAAAGATGTTCTTATTGCTAATGATGAAATAAACTTTTCCATTCCTGATGTTAGTTCTAATGGCCAATAATTATCATCATCATAAACTATATGAGCATTTATATTTTTACCATCCGTATGTAAAACAATTGTAAATTCAACTATTTGATTGAGAATATTATTTATTTCAGATTCGATTTGCGGTAATGCTTTTGTTATCAAATGATAAGGAACTCCGTCTCTGTTAACAGCTTTTTGATAATATTCATATCCAGAATATTGTTGTTCAAGTTCTTTCAATCTATCAATACCACCTTGTGCATCTGATCTTGTTTTTTCGGCCATTTTTAATTTACCGGACAGAGTTAATAGTTTAGTATCTAATTGTCCTAACTCTAAACTAACTGTTGATATTTCATCACGAATTTCTTGTATCTCTGAATTTTTAATTTTATTGAATGCAATATTATCTTTTTGTTTCTGAGACTTGGTTAGTTCTTTTCTTTTATCTTTTATTTGATTTAATATCGACTCTATATCCCATTTAGTACCTTTTAAACTATGTTCCATTGTTACTAATGTTTTATCATAATTCAATAGTAATGATCCCAATGCATTTACTGCTTCTAATTTTTCTTTTGGCTTAGTTTCATTAATATTAAAAACATTAGATTCTATTTCTTGAAGATGTGTTATAATGCCAAATTCTTCTTCTTTTAATTTTGGTAATAACTCTGCAACTTCTTTTGTTTCTTTTAGCCATGGATTTGCCATACAAAAACTACAATCTTCATCCCATTCATGCTTATCTAATTTAGAAACCATTTTTTCAGCATGTTGAATTTTTAACTGTTTCATTTTTAGTTCATGGACTAGTCCATTTTGTTGAGCATCTAATTCTGTCAATTCGTTTAATAAATTTTCTAAGTTTGTTTTATCAATTTTATTAATCTTTTGATCAGTTTCTTTAATTAGTTTCTTTTGGTTTTTAATCAAGTCTTTTTGTTGATCTCTATCTAGTCTAGTATTTCCTAACTGATCATTCAATTGAGTTATTTCATATAAAATGTCATCTGGATCATCTAATGTTTCATCAACTTTCTTTAATTCTTTAGTCATGTTGAAAATGATATCATTAAGATTGGTTTTCATCTCTTCATGTTCTGACTTGTCTAATTTCATTTGTTCGTATGATCCGCTATATTGAGTAATTATATCGTTCGCAGCTGCTAGGTCTGTCGAAAAATCTTTTCTCTTATATTCTCTAATTAATGCGGCCGTTTCTCTAATATCTTCATGGCCTATACTATATAATTGTTCAAATATATCAATATCTAAAAACTGTGATAATAGTTCTTTTCTCTCCCTTTGACTTTTATCTATGAATCCAGTATTATTATTTTGTAATGATAATGCAGTTAAAACAAAATCATCATACGATCCTAAATACTGTTGAATTATTTTATTTGTAGAATCTCTTTGATCGCCATTTAAGCTTTCATGATTGCCAGCATCATCTATTCTCCAAAAATCTACGTTAACTTTAACATGTCCATTATTATGTTTACGAGCATTACGTTCAATAAAATATTTGTATTTGCCTAATTCAAATTCAAACTTACAATGAAATCTAGATTTTTTATTATTAAGCACATGTTTTGCATATTTAGTACGACTACATTTATCAAAACAACAAAATGATAAGGCATCCAGCAATGTTGATTTTCCAGATGCATTTGGAGCAAATAATCCATACAATCCACTCATGTTTGTAAAATCAATTAAATTATTATCTCCATAACTAAACATGTTTGAAAATTCAAATTTCTTTGGTTGCCATGTTATATTTCTAGTCAATGTACTTGTTGGTAATTTACTATGGACTGTTCTATTAATATGTCTTACCGTATCTAACAAATCATCATCTAATGCATATTCGTCTGATAAGTATTCTGTAATAACTTTATTTTGCCATTCGACATCTCGTATATTTCCAAAATTAATTTTTTTCTTAGAATCGGTAGTATTTAGTGCATTTATTTTCTGAATTGAAATATCTTGAACTTTATATTCAGATTTTATTTTTGCAACAATTTCTTTGAGAGTTGCAGAATCAGTATCTTTTACCTTCAATCTCAGTCTAGGACGAATTGGTATTTTATCACTTGGATTCAAAATTTTACCATCTTCTACATGATATGTATAATATCCATAATCATTTGGTATTTCTACAAAATCACACTTCTTTGTTTCTAGATCCCATACCATAATACCATGGCCTAAAGCTTCCCCATGGTTTTGTTGAATCAATGATCCGGCATAAGCAATCGTACGTTCATCATCTAAATATTGTGGTTTATGAATATCTCCTAATAATACTAAATCATGGCCTTCAAACATCTTTGTTGTAACATGAGTGTTACTTAAAGTAAATCCAGCATCTGTTGATGCGTTATGAACCGAACCATGATGCAACGCAATTTTATAATCTCCTTCAAAACTATCTGCTCTTACATAATCTACTGGCTTATCAAACACTGATAATACGTTAAAGTGTACTCCGGATATCAAATATATACCATTGTCTTTAAGATAATGTAGCCTTGGATGATTTAAGGCTTTAACGATCGGACTAAGGGCGTCCATTCTATGACTATTGTTTAGATTACAATCATGATTACCTGTAATTATTAATGTAGGAGCTAAATCTGATAATTTTCTAAAGAAATCTGATACTACTGCTACCAGTTCTGGAGACATATCTGTTTTAGCATGAACAATATCACCTGCCACATATATTACAGAATTATCTGTCTTTGTTTTCTTAATATAAGAATATAGCCTTTTAAATACTAACTGATATTCTTTATGTCGTTTTACATTTCTAACATGTACATCTGCTATATGATAGATTTTATCTATCTTCTCAATCCCAATATCTATAGTGCGCATAAAATCTTTTGTTCCATTAACTCTGTTTCATTCATTATATGTGTTTCATGTAACACATTTGTTATTTTTTCAAACCCTAAATCACTAGGATCTTTTCCTGTTATATCTACAAAATATACGTTCAATCCATTTGACATAAAATATTCAGCTGTTTCTAATGCTTGTTTACGTGCATCTAAATCTAAACATATGTATATATCTTTTACTCCCTTTTCTACTATTCTCTTCTTTAACGTATTTGATATTGTTTTTCCAAACAATGGAATACAATTACGTTTTATTGCAATAGCATCAAATGCACCTTCAACTAATATAATAGGCAGTTTCCAATTTATATGTAATTCAAATCCTACAATGTCTTTTGATGCAGGCGGATTTTTATGTTTGAACTTATCTTCAGTATAATATGCACGTGCTACAAAATAATTCAAACTACCATTAGCATCATAACTAGGAATAATAATTTTACCTTTATAAGGACCTTTTCTACAATATCCAATTCTATATTTTAAAATGTCATGAATAGTAATATTTCTACCTTTCAAATAATGAACCGCATTTCTATATTCAGGACTCATTTCTTGTAACTTCCATAGTGGTCTATATCCTTCTGGTAACTGTAATACTGGAGTATCTGTAGTTGTTTTACTTGGCTTCCATTCTACATCATCTAATAAATCAACTAGTTTAGCTATCTTTTCTCGTTGAACATTTAATTTACGAAATAAGACTGCTAACTTTCGGCCGGCCGCATTACATACCCAACAATGCCAGTATTGAGTAACAATGTTAACTTCCATCTTCTTTTTATTATGATGACAAAATGGACAATGGAATGCAATATTATCATTAGAATTAATCTTCCCTCTACCCATTACAGATTCGAGAAGACTTATGACAGAGAATTTGCTCATTTGCGAATTAATTAATTATATAACTTCATTATCATTTCAATACTTTCAATAATAATGTTTTCTTAAAGATAAACTTTAATAAAAATTTTATTAATATGAATATATTAAATATTTCTCGTAAGCTCAAGTTTTTTACGAGCTTTTTTACTCACGCAACCAACTTTCCGGTATAGTCTTTTCTGCCCATAAAATATCATGTTTATCACAATACATTCCATAAGTTGTTTTACTGCCCTTTCTAATTTTTGTATTTGCTGATTGAAATACCATTCTTATATCTAGTTCTGGGTGTTGTTTCTTAATTAGTAAATGTTTCTTGCGATCTTCTAATACCCATCTACCCTTTGTTTCGACTAGTATGCCATTTGGTAATGTAAAATCGATTGTATATGTATGATGTGTTTCTGGTTTGATGTATTCAATAACTGTGGTTTCGTATTCAAATTTAGTTTTTGATTCTGTTAATTGATCTGCAACTTTATGTTCAAAGCCGCTTCTGTAACCATGTTTTATTGCGTTCTTACGAACTTTGGATTTTGATCTCCATGCCATAACTTATTCCTCTTTTATATAAATATTAGTAGTCCCAACGAACCACGAAATTCATATCAACATCTGGTGTTTTTTGTATCGGCTGAGCTAATTTTGCAGAGGCTATCATTTCGGCTTTGTCATTATATAGACCTATTGTTGTAATATAAGGCTTCAATGTCCCAGATACAAATAATCCTTTACGTAACTCACCAGGCGGTAATGTTGTTTGATTTGCATCACTAACATTTGTGTCCGTTGCAGGCCTATATGTTGAAGTAGGATTCATTGTAACATTGAATTGGTCTTTTGGTACACGAACCAAACATTCATTTTCATAAATAGTATGAGTACCACGATATTTAACTTCCCATGTATTACCAAATATACCTGAACCTGAATTATATTTAGGTAATGGAGAA